TTACACTTACGACGCTGATGGAGCTATCACAGGTGCTACTTCTACAACTGGAACTACTCTTTACGGATTTGAATTAAAAAGAGGTGTTTCATCATTGGCTCAAAACGTAGTTAAATCTTATGAAAATGGGACAATCTACTTTGAACAAGTATTAAACATCGTTCTTTACAAATACGATCAAGAAAAGAGAAATAAATTAAAAGTTCTTTCACAAAACGATACGTTACAAATTGTAGCTATCGACCAAAATGATACTCAATACTTACTAGGTCAAGTTAACTATTCTTATTTATCAGGTGGAGCAGCTACTTCAGGTACAGCTTTAGGTGACAGAAACGGATTTGAATTGACTTTCACGGCACAAGAATTTGAGCCAGCAAGAGTTATTGATGGTACATTAGCATCTGTATTCACAGGAGCTTCAATTGTAGACTAATACACCTTTGTCGGTGGGATAAACTACATATTTTATAAAGAGGGATGGGATTACCATCCCTTTTTTATTATCTACCAATTCAAAATCAAAATATTTATATTTAACTATATACAGTATTTACTATGCTTATACTCCAAAAAGGAATACAAAATGAATTGGTGTTAAACATTAATAACAATTCAAGAACAGAATTCAGTGGTTATACTTTAACCTTTACTCACATCTTATCTCAAGAGGTGAAGAGCTATACCATTAGTACATCCAACCCACAAGTTTATGGTGAAAACGATAGATATTGTGAGATAGTATTAAACTTTCAAAATCCTGGTCAAGACTTAAATTACGAGGGACAATATCAATTACAAATATTTGGTGATGGTACCCAATTGGTCTATACAGGTATGGTAAGATTAGAAGGTACTACTGAAGATAATTCATTCGTTGAATACATATCTCCTGATGAAGATAACTCCAACTTTATATATATACAAGATTAATTATGAGTGAAGATAAAAAAAAATATCAATTAGGTAAGGTAGAGTTCAGACAAGAACCATTTTTACCTGTATTCTCTGAAACGTTTGATAGAAGACCTTGGGTCCTATACGGAGAGAATAACCAAATGCCACAATATCTAATTTCAAGATATAACAACTGTGCCATCCACAAGGCGGTAATCACATCAAAACGTGAACAAGTATGTGGTGATGGAATTGTTTCATTGAACAATCCAATGGCTACAATCAATTTAATTAACCCAAAAGAGAATGTAATGGATGTGTACAGAAAATGTGCACTAGACCTTTTATTATTTGGTGGTTATGCTTTAAACGTAATTTGGTCTCGTGATAGAAAAACTATTGCTGAGATATATCACATTGATTACTCAAGAGTTAGATGTGGTAAAATTAATCCTGAAACAGATGAAATTGAAAAATACTATTATTCGGCTGATTGGGGTAATATCAAAAAGTTCCCAGTACAAGAATACGATACATTCAATCAAGAAGATGGTGAGCCATCTCAAATATATTATTATAAACAATACAGTCCAAATAACAGCTATTACCCTCACCCAGATTATTCTGGTGGTCTTGCTGCTATTGAGATTGATGTCAATATAAAAGAATTCCACTCTAATAACTTAAAGAACGGAATGTTACCATCATTGTTTATCTCAATGAATAACGGTATTCCAGGTGAAGAAGAACAACGTTTGGTTACAAGAGCATTGGAAGAACAATATACCTCAGTTAACAACGCAGGTAGACCAATCATCTCTTTCAATGAAAGTAAGGAATTGGCTCCAGAGATTACACAAATACAAACATCCGCTAATGATGGGTACTACTCAGCAATATATGATGACGTATTACGTAGTATATTGTCCGCACACAGAGTTTCTTCAGGTGAACTATATGGTATATCCACCGCAGGAAAATTAGGGACTAGAAACGAAATTGTGGACCATTCTGAGTACTTCCGTAAAATGGTTATTATGCCATACCAAAAAGAACTATTATCAACATTTGATAAGTTGATAAGTATTAAAACTCAAACACCTACATCATTTGAAATTAAACCTCTATCAATATATGAAGTTGGGGATGTGGTAGAACAACCAATAGTAGAGGATAAACCAATTCAACCAACACAAGAATAATATGGCTAACGTACTATTAATATCCGAAAATAAAATTAAGGCTTTCACCAATATTAACAAGAATGTGGATATTGATGCAATTAGAGCTGAGATTGGTGTGGCACAAGATATTCATCTTCAAACATTACTTGGAACTAAGTTCTATGATCATTTGTTAGCACAGGTAAGTGCAACAGGTAATACGTTTAGTTCAGACGAATTAACGTTGGTAAACGATTATATCTCCCCGTATTTGATTCAAACTGCGTACTTTGAGATGATTCCTCATCTTCACTACAGAACGATGAACAGAGCAATTGTGGAGGGTGATATGGAATCAGCAAGAGCGGTGGATATTGAGACAATGAAATATTTGAGAACAATCCAAAAACAACGTGCTGACTTCTACAAACAAAGATTACAAGATTACTTAATTACAGGTAAAGGACAGAACAAGTTCCCTGATTACTTAACTTACTCAACTTTAGATGGAATGATTCCTGATAAGTCAGATAAGTATAATTCACCAATCTACTTGAACCATACCACTAGAACTGGTTACAGTAAACAAAGAATAATAAACAGTGGTATGAAGTCTTACTCAGAGATTGAGAGTTCAAATCCTAGTTGCTCTGATTGTTATTAATTAAAAAAAGTTTCTTATATTTGCATTATGAGAAACAAACAAATAGAATCAAAGTATAATAGGTTAATTTTGGTAGAAGAATTAGAACCTATAAGATATAGTACACAAACAAAAAGACAATTCTTATGTGAGTGTGAATGTGGAAATAAGAAAGTTGTTCTTTTACAACATCTTAAATCTGGTAAGATAAAAAGTTGTGGATGTTATAATATTGAAGTATCTACCGAAAGAGGAATTAAACAATTCACAACTCACGGAAATTGGAAACATCCATTATGGCAAACGTACTACAATATGAAACGTAGATGTTACCACACACATAGAAAAGATTATCCATTGTATGGTGGACGAGGAATAAAAGTTGAAGATGTTTGGTTGGGTGATGAAGGGTTTAATAATTTCGTAAAAGATATGGGAGAAAAACCAATTAAAACATCAATAGATAGAATAAACGTAAACGGTGATTATGGTCCTGACAATTGTAGATGGGCCACATCAAAAGAACAAGCAAATAATAGAAGATGAGCACAGAAATATTATTATTGATATCCAACGCACTAACGGGTATTGCCGCATTCTTTGTTGGTAAGAGACGTAGTGATGCTGAGACAGATAACCAGGTACTTAAAAACCTTGAGTTATCTATTGGTCTATATAAAAATATCATAGACGACCTTAAGAGTGAAATACACGAATTGAATATTAAGATTCAAGAACTTGAAAAAAGAGTTGATTCATTGATGACGGAGAATAAAAAATTAAGAAAACATAACGGATTATGAGAATAGATAAATTTAAAATGATTAGGAACATTAAACTTGATATGTCAGGTTTAAAGAAAGAAGGGTTTCCAATTCCATCACCAAGTGGTGAAAGTGAAGAAGAATATATATCGAAATGTATATCTGAAATTATTGGAGAATATCCAGAAGAAGGACAGGCATACGCAATTTGCAAGGGTGAGTGGGACAAATAACTTATCAAACACAAATTAAAAGGGGACCATTAGGTCCCTTTTTTATTTAAAACAAATCAATAATTGAAACTATCATTGCTCGTAGTAAAACAAATGCGGTACCGATAACAAGAAATCCAACTAAAATAATTACAAGTGTTATTAGTACTTCACCTAACTCCTTTAATATTTTCATATAAAAAAAGGGGAGCCCGAATTAACTGATAAAAAAGAATGGCAAATAATGAATATTACAGGTGGACTCCCCTCTACTATTAAATATATCAAAGTTTAGTAAAAAAATAAAGGGAGAACATAACACCGATGTCCTCCCAATTAAAATTCCCTATGCAGCAGGAAAGAGTTTATAACTGTTCTTCGAATTTCTTTGAAATATGATTATCAATGGCTTCCAATCTTTTACCAATTTCAGTTGAATAACCTTCTTGACAATAATCTGTCAATACGTTGGTGATACCTACAATTTCCTTTAATGTTAAAGGTGTTCCAATCATTCTACAATATTCACCAACGAACTTAAGAGTTGATTGACGAACGATACTTTCCTGGTTTTTTTGATAATCTGCCATTTTATTTAGTTTTAAAGTTTACACAAATGTACAACTATTTTTTTAACTGCCAAAATTATTTTGTGTTTTTTTCAAATGGATTACAGTTGATGTTTAATAGTTTTACACCTTCTGTGGATAACTTGATAATCCATTCCTTTTCCCTTTCTTTCATCTCAGCACTAGTTCCGTTGAACTGATCAATAATGTAACCAGTTCTAATCATCTTCTTGATATCAGATAATTCGTAGTTACCCAATGCTTTATGTAGTAATGGAAGATATGCCGCACCCTTACCATCTCTTATTACCTTTTTAAAATCGTTTATGTGTTGGGTTAATCTTGTATGTAGGTGACGTTTAGTTGCTCCAATATAAGTTCCCTCTGGTAAGTCAATACGGTATATCTTGGCTGACTTATTGGCACTGAAGTAATCTTTATTATATAGGGTTGTTTTCTCGTAATTCTTAACGAAATAACCATTACCCTCACCCCAATAGTAATCGGGTCTTAAAACGTCTCTAAAGTACTTAGAATTGGCTCTACAACAAGTCTTACACTTCTGTTGGAGACCATCCTTTGCTGCTGTTCTTTTATTGAATTCGGTTGTTAGTTTTTCAATTCCACATTGATTACAAGTTTTTTTGGTTTTCATAATAATATTCATTTTATTATAAATATCATTATATTCCCAAAAAGTAAATAAATATTAAAAATAAATATAAAATAGTTTGTCTTTTGATATTATTTGTGTATACTTATAGATGTAGTCCTCCTTCACATATAAAGGACATTAAGACATTTAAGGGTTATCGGATGAAAACAGAGGTGAAGGACTGTGAGTAAACTGGTGACCCTTTTCATATTAAAAACTATGAAATTACAAAACACAGGACTTATCGTTAAGTCTAAATTAACGGAGAAATATACAATTATACCTAACGCAATTTTAAATGACCAAAAATTGAGTTTAAAGTCTAAGGGGTTACTTTGTATCCTTTTATCATTGCCGAGTGACTGGGCGGTCTATAAATCACAATTACAGACATTTTCAACTGATGGTAGAGATGGAACAATTGCATCATTTAATGAATTAGTTGACAATGGTTACATTACCGCAATTAGAAGACATAACTCAAAAGGACAGTTTATGGGTTGGGATTATGTTGTATATAATGAAAGAGTTGAACCAATTACGGAAACACCGATTACGGAAAATCCGAAAACGGTAAACCCGTCACTACAAAGTACTAATGAACTAAGTACTAATATACAAAATACTAATACTAGAACTAGTAATACTAGTATAGGAAAAAAATCTATATCTACGTTGAGGGGAGAAATTTGTATTGGGATGAATATTACTAGTAGTCAATTAAATGATTATATTGAAAATAACTTCTCAACATATGGCGATAAATTATTGCTAGAGCAATATTCTAATCTAATAAAAGAATATAAAAAACAATCTCAACATTTGATTAATTGAATTTTATTTCTTATATTTTAATATACAAATTGTTCAATATATAGATTAATCCTGTTAGGTTATTGCTCCTTCCTGACAGGATTTTTCACGCTAACTAGACTATTTATTAATGAGTATATGTACTAAATGTTTTATCGATAAGCCATCAACAGACTTTTATAGTTATTGGCACTCAACGCAGCAAGCTACTAGAACTAGGAAAATTTGTTTGGATTGTGTTAATAAACAAAAGAAAGAATACAGACTCAAGAAAAAGATGCTAGCACAAATAACAATCAATCCTGATATTATCTATGAAGACAATCCCAACTATAAGAAATGTAATACTTGCAGCATCTGGAAAACACTAGACCAATATTACCAATACAAGCACAAACATTGGTCCAAGTGTATTGAATGTGAAAGAGAACAAAGTAGAAAAGAAGCTCAAGAAAGACTAGAAGAGAATGGAGGTTCTTTAAGAATAAAAATTAATCCCAACGAATATATTGATGAATATCAGCGCAAGAATGTATTTGAACTTATGACATTGTTGGGATACTTATTTAATGAAGAAAAGGGAATTTGGTATAAAGAGCCCTGGAAAACAAAGGATGGTGAATTTCCATTGTTAAAGACTCCATCAAGGAAACTAGTTAAAACTAATATACCAAAGGAAGTTAAGCTGAAGATTGTTGAGTATAGATTAAAGAACTATAGTATTGGTAAGATATCAGCAGTATTAAACGTAAGTGAAACAAGCGTATGGAAAATATGTCAAAACATATCAAAGTAGGTGAAATAGATATTCCAACTAACTATTGGTCTATGAGTGAAGAAGAGAGACTAGAACTTTCATTAACCTTAATGGAAGATATGTTAATTATATTGGATAAAACCCTAAACCCTGAATTTGATAGAATAGATATATTAGATTTGTTATTAATATCATCAATCATATCAAATGAAGAAAAAGAGGAATACGAGATATGTGACGTAATGTCCTCAATTAGAAAAATATTGAATGATTAAAGAAGTAGAAGTTTATATAACGAACAATTACTACCAACTATTAAAGATAGCCAAGACTATCACAAAGAACCATAACTTATCGCAGGACCTATTACACGAAGTAATAATCCAACTCTTTGATAAGGAAGAGATTAAACTCAAGGGATACGATGATAATCAAATCAAGTACTACATAGTTTCCATAATGAGAATCAATTGGTACTCCAAGACATCCCCGTTCTACTACAAAGTTAAGAGGGAAATACAAAAATACCAAGACCTAACAGATGTATATAATATACCTGATGATCAAGATGACTTTGAAAAAGAAATTATTTATGGTATATTAGAGACAGAGTGGTGTGAGTTGAATTGGTTCCACAAATCACTATTCGAATGGTATATGACATTGGGATCATTAAAGAAGGTATCACTTAAAACAAATATACCCCTTGCTTCAATTGGTAAGTATATCAAGGAAGCCAAGATAGAAATGAAGACAAATGTATTAAATAAATTAAACCAACAGTAATATGGCAAAAGGATGTAAAACCTGTAAGAAAGGTAAAGAAGTAACAGAACTTGAAGAAGTAATCATTCCGGAGGAAGTAATCTTAATTGAGAATGATACCAAACCAAGTATAGAAGAATTAAAGAATGCATACGCAGACTTATCAGCAAAGGAACTAACAGAAAACCAAAAGAGAGTTATCAATAAGGTATTTTTATATCTATTCAAAGAGGAGTTTGATTTCGCTTGTTCACCTTGTGGAAATATCCAAGCAAGAAAATTGAAGTTCCACTTAACAAATATCTTAAACATAAAAGTATAATGGAAGAAAAAAAAGGAAGAAAAACTAATGTTGCCCAATATGAAGAAAGGATGACAGAAGTATTTGAAATGATTCTATATAAGAAATTATCTTATACCGAATTTAGAACACAAGCGTCAGAACTATTTGGAATAACAACAAGACAAGCTGAGAACCTCTACAAAGACGCAAGGGACCGTTTAAAGGAACGATTTACACAAGAGAGGGATGAAATCCTATCTGAACAATTAAATAGGATGTATGACCTTTTAAATCGTTCAAGAGAAGCGGGTAACAGAAGGATTGAAGCGGAGGTATTAAGAGACTTAAATAAAATATATGGACTTGACCAACCAGTCAAAGTTGACATTACATCGGGTGGAGACCCAATCAGTATTAACATTAATTTAACAAATTAATTTTTTTTGTATTATATTGAGTAAAAAATTTCGTAAATGAATATAGAATTTATCATACCAACTTATAATAGACCAGAACATTTAGTAACCGTACTAGGTTCACTTATGGCTCAGACATCAGATAGATGGAGAGCTCACGTCATTGTTGATGGTTCACCAGAAGAAACCATTACAAGATTGAAACAGATTGAATCCTTCTTCAATGATGAAAGAATTAAATGGACTTACTTAAACGTTAGATGGAATGATTGGGGACACACACCAAGACAGATTGGAGTGGATAGGTCAACAGAACAATGGGTGGTAATGACAGGGGAAGATAACTACTACATACCTGTATTCGTTGAGGAGGTATTAAGAGATATAACACCCAAAACACATTTCATATATACGAATATGGTACACAATTGGGTTAACAAGAATTATATACCAATCAATTGTAAATTAGAATTGGGTGGAATTGATATGGGATGTTATGTAACCAAGACAAAGAACGCAAAACAAATAAGATTAAGAACAGATCAGGAATGGGCGGATTGGTATTTCGTTGAGGATTACCTAAAACAATTCCCCGATGGTAAAACTAAAAAAATAGAAAAGATATTATATGTCCACAATTAAACAAATACACAGCGAAGACCCACACGACCACTGGAATATGTTACCAGTTAAAGGAAAGATTGTATTAGACTTAGGTTCAGGAATATGGGACCATTCATTACCAACACCTCTATACTTCTTACAACAAGGAGCGGAGAGAGTTATTGGAGTAGATGGTTCACATCAATCTTACCAATGGTTTGAACAGAACCTACAAGATGATAGATTTATCCAACATATGGATATGATTGACAGTAAGGGTAAGTTTGAGTTATTCTTAGGTCATTACAGACCCGATGTAATCAAATGTGATGTGGAAGGTGGGGAACTACATTTGGCGTCCTTAAATCCATCCCTATTCATTCCTGTGATGGATATGGCAATAGAATACCACGATGAAACAACAAAGTTTGTATCAGAAAATACTTTAAAGAATAATGGTTTCACACTAGAGTATTATGAGTTCCCAGGGATAAACCCAAAGAAACAAGGAGTAGTGTATGGAACAAAAATTAAAACAGAAGACTAATGGCATCAGAAGCAAGAAGATTGAGAAGAATGTCTGAGAAACAGACAAAGAAATTATTTGAGAGATTTAAACAAGAGGAACTCAAAAGAATTAGATTAACCCCTAAACATATCTTAGAGAAAGAACTAGAAGAGTTTAAGAAACAACAAGAGAATGAGAACTGATTTAAAAGAAAGAATAGGAAATAAAAATCCAAACTATCGTCACGGACTTTGGAAAACAAAGGAATATAATATTTGGAATGCGATGCGTCAAAGATGTACTAATCCTAAAAGTCAAAAGTGGGAACATTATGGTGCAAGAGGAATAAAAGTATGTGATGAATGGTTAAAATCATTTATAAGTTTTTATGAACATATTGGACCAAAACCAGGACCTGGATATAGTTTAGATAGAATTAATAATGACGGTAATTATGAACCAGGTAATGTTAGATGGGCAACGATAAAAGAACAGAATAATAATTTGAGAAGAAATGTCAGATATAAATCTAACTAAAAAACAATCAACCGCTTGGAAACATCTTACGGATAATACGACTAATGTAGTATTATTCGGTGGTAGTGCTGGCGGTGGTAAATCTTGGTTGGGATGTTTATGGATTTCAACATTATGTTTACAACATCAAGGTATTAGATGTTTGATTGGTCGTTCTGTATTAACGCAATTAAAACTAACAACTCTTAATACTTTATTTGATTTATTAAACACAATGGGTATGAAATCTGGTCAACATTTTACCTTCAATGGTCAGAGTAATGTCTTGACGTTCTATAACAAATCAGAGATAGTATTTAAAGATCTTGCGTATAACCCATCTGACCCCAATTACGATAGTCTTGGTTCTCTTGAGATATCTGCAGCATTCATTGACGAGGCGGCACAGATAACCTCACTAGCGTTCAGTATTGTTAAATCCCGTATTCGTTATAAACTAAATGAATACAATCTTACACCCAAAGTCTTATTAACATTAAACCCCTCAAACAATTGGATTAAGAAAGACTTCTACACACCATTTGTACA